TGATCAAAATTATAATCATCGTATGAGTTTAGAATTTTTTTTGGTCGATCGATTATGATTCTTTTATTTGTTAGATTGAGAGGGCACCTAGGATGTGGTCTCACAATTATTTTCCTGTCGCTTTCTGTCGAAATGTTAGCAATTATTGAATTCACCCAAGACTCTATTGAAAAATTTAATGGCCATTGCAGACTTTTATCGTGTTGGCAAGCTATTAATATTTCTGGGCGCCTATAGAAATTAATTGGATTTAATTTTATACCTAATTTACTCGGACGATCTTTATCTACAGGGCCGTCGCCGAAGTAACCATCTCTGTTAACATTGTTTATCGATATTCTCCAAGTCTTCCCCCTAAAGAAATTCCCTACCTCTATAATAATTACTGGAATTTTTTTAGTTACACTGTTATAGTATACCTGTTGATTAGGCTTCATTCTACCATGCCATAACACTGACCAGATAACCGGTATACTATCAGCGTCGTTTGATATTTCAAAACCTAATTTTTTAATGCCTTGTTCAAAAGCATCAAATATTGCAGGGCTATTAAGAGCGCCATATTCTCTATATAATTTAAATTTCATTTCGTTCTATAAATATCTAACTATTTAATTGTTACATGAATAAGTTTACAAAAAGAATTCTTAACGCCGGCAAATTTAAAAGAAACGCTCTTGTAGTAGGCTCTGGTTTAGGCTACATTGAGCAGTTATCTGAACATCTTAGAACAGTATTTGTGATAGACAACCCGGACCGCCAAATTCGAAGAAGAAATATCGTTTATAAAGACGATTTTACCGGCATTTCAACATTGTCTGAAATTGATTTTATATTTTTAGATTATAATCAATCCGGAAATCTTGAAAAATTACAGCCTATTTTAATCAGCAATAAGGCAACGATTTTTATCCAGGGTGAAGTCTCTTGGCCAGTTAATGAATATAAGTATTTACGATCTTTGGGATATTCTCATATAGAAAATAATAACGGAATGCAAAAATGGATACCATCATAAGAAAATTCGCAGTAATAACAACCTTTCATGAACAGGGTTTACAACTTTATGCTCAAAGAATGATAGATACATTTTGTGAAACATGGCCTAATGAGGTCAAACTCTATCTGTATCCGGAAAAGTGTAATCCAAAAATTATCGATCGTTCGAGGGTAGAAGTTATAGACTTGGATACAGTGCGACCATTAAATGATTTTAAAGAAAAATGGAAAGGAATTCCTAAAGCCAACGGTGATGTCAGCGCTGATCCTGTCAGGTCAAAAAGACGAGATTCAGGAAAAGGTTTCAAATGGAATGCTGTTAGGTTTTCTCACAAGGTTTATGCAATTTTTGATTGTGCGAAAAGAGCAGATGCAGATGTTCTTATTTGGATGGATGCTGACAATGTATGTCATAGCAAAATTGACATGGCAACAATAGATAGGTTGATACCGAAAGACTTTGATCTGTGCTATTTAGGGAGGCAAGGCAAATTTTCAGAATGCGGATTGTATTCGATGAATTTACGGTCGGAGGCAACAAAAAAGTTTTTACAAGAATTTCAAAGAGTTTATGATGATGCTGAAAACGGGATTTTTAAAATGGCTGAATGGCACGATAGTTTTGTTTTCGATGAAGTTAGAAGAACGATTACAAACCTAAAACAACTTAATTGGTCAGCCAATCTAACAGACTTACGTCCGAGATTAGGAAATTCTGTTGGAGAGGGGCATCCTTTAATTAATACCGAATGGGGTCGTTATTTAGATCACCTTAAAGGCGATGATCGGAAGAAATTAGGAAAAAGTAAAAAAGAAGATTTAAAAGTTAATCATAACCAATCGTATTGGCAGACTATTAGATAAACTTTTTAAAGAAACACCAAGCTTCGCCAGACTTTAATTCGTTGAAATTCCAATGGCACATGCTAATTTTTTCAATCCAGGATTGTCTTTCTGGAAGTTGTGGATTTTCGATATTTGATAGGTTAAGATTAGCTACATCAAAGCTTTGGCTATGTTGAGGCACTGGATCAGTTAAAAAGGCTGGCACACCTTCAATTATACTTGCAACACTAGGGCTGCTGTTATAGACTACAGTAGCCCAAGCTCCGGCTAAATCTTCTTTTATATTTGCTTTTTGACTAACAATTACATTTTTGTGTCTAATCTTTAAATACTGCCTTGCTTTCTTATCTCCGGGGTGTGTTCTTACAACAATCATTCTTTTTGAAGAATGCTGTCTGATTGATAAAATAGTTTGATCCAACCACTTCATTACATCTAATCCTCTCATAGACCACCCGCCATTTCTTTGTGTACAGATTAAAATATGGTTGCCTGACTGCCTCCAAGGTTTCAGAGTTAAATTTAAATCTTTACTAATTTTTTGCCATCGGGATGGATTTATTTCTTTATCAAAATAAAATCCTGTAGTAGGAAACACTCCGTCATAACTGTATCTTAAATACCTTTTAGAATTTCCCGGATCTGCATATAAAAATAAATTGCTATCTACAATTAAAGAACGTTTATTATTCTTTTTCTGCATATCTATTGCTGCCTGTCTTAACAAAAGATGAGGTGCAGTCTTTCCATGCTCGTGGACAAACCCTTGAATGAGCGCAACATCGCACGGTATAGGATTATTTCCTCTATGTGCAACTCCTGTGTCACCGGATGCATTTACTCCTTCAATAAAATTATCCAGAATCATAGGTTTTTCTAGATTGTTATTATTAGCAGGAATACCTGCATAGTAAGCTACGGCAGTAAATTTATCCATTGTATTGTTTAACTAATTTATAGGCGGTACCATTTATTAACTCGTCAAAAGTAAATTGACTGTAGCTCAGCATACACAACCAATCGGCTATTCTATCTCTATATAAATTATTAATGTCTTGGATTTTGTTTCTAGCTACAGGGTTAGTTATGTGTTTATCTAAAGTTATAATCGGCACTCCTTGCCATACTGCTTCGGTCGCTCCGTTGCTGTTTATGCTTATAAGGCAGTAAAAATCATCATCCTCTAATTCTTTGTATAAACTGATCCTTTGTTTTTTTGGTGCTTTTTCTCTAAATTTAATTTTTTTATCTGTATGTTTTCTTAATTCTTTTTCTATTTCGTATTTCCATGTTTTTAGATCAACATGAAAAATGTTAGCAGCAAATGGACCGGGTTCTAATACATAGATTACGTGCCCGTCAGTGCGCCATGGCTTAGGAAAAGTTTTAAAATTATTGAGCCTGTCTACAGGAGCATTAAAATAATTTCCGATATGCAAGTGATTTCTCACTAACCGGTGCCATTTTTTATTGCTTTCTAAAAAATTAGTATATCCACTATCTATAAACCAAAAAGGAAAAGATCGATCAATTTTTGTCACTAAAAGTTCTTCGTTTCCGACTGTGTTTCTAATGAGACAGTCTTCATCATAATTTTTATAATGATGTCGTCTCAATAACTTTCCGGTCGGGTCTATTTTTAATCCTGTTCCTTTCACGAACCCTACAACTGACGATTTTTTATATTCTTCTATTACAAAATCTTCACCTAATTTTTCTAAAACGTAATCGATTTTCTTATGCAATGTATTCCAATTGTTTTCTTTATAATATGATACGTTAAGTTTCATCAAATCAAACCATGCTGAAATATCTTTTCTAACCGCCTTTAATAGTTTATCTTTAAATCTTTTCTTATCTGCATCATCGAGATTAGGTTTACCTCGTTTAAAAATTATTTTTTTCATCCAAACGATAGTATCTGCCGTTACCGGCATAGACATTTCAAACTTTAGAAGGTGTTGAGTAATTTCTAATTTAGAGTTTAAAAAATTTACTATCTCTTTATTGTTTAGTAATAGTTTTAGAGTCATATCAATACTTTTTTAATATTTTCCAGGCGAATCCTGATTGTATTTCTTCTAATGTAAATTGTCCATATGCTAATCTACAACAGTGTTTCAATATTTTTTCAACTTCAGGAAATACAGGTTTGGACAAATCTAAATTCATTGAGGCCAACGGAGCGGCAGCACACGGGACCGTTACAAAAGCTGGAATACCATACAACACGGATTCCAACGCAGCTATACTATTGAATGCAACCGTAGCATACACGCCGGAATCAAATGCATCGTAGATAGTATATTCATGATTCCTATAAGACCTAGATCCCTTGATTCTTACTTCAATTGGTAGATCAGTTTGAGATTTAATTTTTTCTGTAGTATCATTTACCCATTGCTCTTGATCTATTCCATAAAATCTACAGGCTTTAGGATTAGGAATTACAAGTAAGATTTTTTTATTAAATTTTTTCCAACCTTTCCATTGCAACCTTGGATCACTAGAAACTAATTTATTCCATCTATCATCGGGAAACTTGTCGTTATATAAGCAATGCTGTATGTCGTTTTTAACAATACGATGAAATTTTTTCTTCCCGTTGGGATTACCAGGGCTAGGAAAATTTCCTAAGTATCCGGTATCTACAAAATAGTAATCTCTTTTTTTAGACACACAGAAATCTAGTTCCGGTTTTTGAGTTATACCTCTAGTAACAAAGGGTTTATTCAAATTTTGTAAATCAGTGGTTAGGGCATTTTCAGATCCCAATACTAGGCACTCTTCAATACTAAGATCACTCATTTATAATATTCCTCTAACATCCATTTTGCTTTTCCTAATCTTATTTCGTCTATATGAAACTGCCCGTAAGATAAATGGCGAGCCCACATTTCTAACTTATCTGCGTCTGGATATAATGGTGATTCTATGTATTCAACACTATGATGTGTAATTGGTCGAGCAGCATGGCAAGGAGCTAATACAAAAGCGGGAACTCCTTGAAAGATAGATTCTACTGCTGAATTTGAATTGAAGGCTACGACGGCAAAAATATCTCCAGTCTCAAGCACCTTTTCTAAAGGATTATTTATGGTCCTTTCTTCTCTGCTTTTTACACGTTCTCTTACAATTATCGGTCGATCTGTATATTTTTTAATTTCTTGGATCGTTTGATTTTTCCATTCTTCTAGATCGATGCCATAAAATTTACAAGGTTTTTCGTCAGGAATAGTCAATAGTATTTTGCTACCTTTCTTTTTCCATGGTTTAAATTTTTTGTTAAAAATTTTCCAACGATCATTAGGGCGATCGATTATTTCGTCTCCCAGTTGTAAATTATTTTTGGTTATGCGATGCCAGTATTTCCATCCATTAGGGTTGGTCGATCTAACCTCATTGCCAAAATATCCGGTATCCATATAATAAAAATCTCTATGGTCTTTCCAGCATTTTTTCATTATCCTATCTTTGAGTATTCCTCGTAAAACGATAGGTTTATCCGATTCGTTATAATCGAAATAATCTGTATTTGTAATTTTAGATCTACACCCGTGGGCAAATTGATTGATGTATGGATCTTTACCGTTCTTACTTAAAAATATCCAATCGTTCATTTTAACATCTCTTTAAGATATTTTTTCCAAGTTTTGTGATATTGACATCGTCGATATTCTTTGAACCAAGGACCTCCCTCTGTATAATGTAACGCCTTGGGTGATCCATCTCTAGGTTCTTCATACCAACCAACTAACCAATTCCATTCTGGTTTCAGCTCACCGATTTCGTCATCTTCGAGCCATTGAAATCTATGAACAAACTGTCCGGTTTGATTATTAATCATATCCAGGTCCACTTGGCGATTAGACGGGTGGCCGCAGTTCCAAAGTATTGTTGAACTCCAATTTTTCCTAGGATAAGGCAATTGTTTACAGCCGTCCATCTTTATACCTTCTTTTGGAGTATAATCATGTTTAACAACCATCACCGCATATCTGTCGTCTGCCTGGTCAAACAATTTGCTGACATCGTCTACAAATATGAAATCGCAGTCTACAAAAACTGCCCAGCCTTTGTAATCACTTAGATATGGCACTAAAAACCTAGTAAATGTAAATTCTGTAGAACTAAGGGGATCCACGGCTCTTGTATAGAGTCCGGCTTCTCTTAATTCTTTTTGTTTTAACGGTATCACTTCGGCCTTGGGTTGGTGTTTTTTAATGCTATGTTCACACACCTGATATGCTATATCTTCTCTTATGTCATACCCAACAAAAACTTTCATTTTCTTTCTATATCCTCTTCAACACAACTGTCACCGTATTGTATTTCAATGATTTTTAATGGCATATCTGTTTCGTTACAGAGCTGATGCCATGAACTTTTAGGAATCCAAACATGTTGATGTTCATTAAAAACTCCAACTGATTCATAATCTGTTTTGTGATTCACTGTGTAAACTGAAGCAGTACCTTCACTTACGAACCAAAACTCTGATCTATCTTTGTGCTTTTGCATAGAGAGACGTTTTCCGGGATCAACAGTTAGTTCTTTTAATTTAACATTTTTGTTTGGTTCGTGTAGCACTCGATAATAACCCCACTGGCGTTCTGTCTTAGGTGCTTTCCATTCTTGTAATATCCAAGAACTAGAATTCTTTTTATTGTCTCCACCCACACCAAATACAAATTCTAGATTATTATCTTGAATATCCATTTCGGGAATATTTGTAGATGTCCTATCACCGCCATTGGCAAAGATAATATGATCTTGCGGATAACTTTGACGAACCATCTGGATAGCATGTTTAGCACTACCGTCGCTGTCGTTAAAATCTATAACAAAATCTACACCTACTATGTTTTTAACAATATCAGATCGTTCTGTATAAGGCATGAAAGGAGACCCCTTCTTGCGTGTTAACCATGCATCTGAGTTAACACCAACAACAAGAATGTCACCTAATGCTCGTGCTGCTTTGAAATAGGCTATATGCCCAGAGTGTATTGGATCAAATCCACCTGTGATAAGAACAATATTTTTCATGCAGATATTTATCTGCTCATATTATTCAATTTTTTTAAACTGAAGCGTCTTCCATTCCGGCGACTCGAAGTTTAATGATATTGCTAAGATGCCATTGCTTTTGATCTAAAGCTTTGATAATGCCTAGCCATTTATTTCTTAGTAATGCGAAATCGTTAATAATTTTTTCGAAATCAACAACATCCGCTTCACCTTCTACAAACTTTTCACAATCTCTAGAACTTAATGAACGTTGATAATTTTCGAGATATTTTCGAAAATGTTGAGATCGAAGCCGTCTCAGTTCAATATTCAAATATTCTAAGATGGCTTCGATCTCTTGAAGTTGATTAAATCTAGTCTCGACGATACCAGGCATCGCCGCTGATGCCTTTTCTATATTTCCTGCGATACGTGCATCTTTTTTTGCTTCTTGTAATTCTGCTTCATAATATGCCGCAGCCTCGGGAATATTTGAAATATCCTTCGAAACTCGATCGTACCAATTCATTTATTCCTCATCTTCGTAACAATCGTCTTCTTCGATTTCTTCGCCATCTGTCGCATATTCGATTGCTCCATCGAGATAACTATCGACGCCGATAAGGCTTTGCAATGTTGATTCCTTCACTCCATAATCTAAAAGTGTATTAACAAAATCTGCTGCAACATCACTTCTGCTTTTTTCTGGAATGTGTTCAACCATTACAGTCCAAATGTCTGCGATCATTTCTTCTTTCATTCTACGCTCTCCGGTTGGTGTTCGATATTATTAGTTATCTCGGTTGGCGTTTTTTCGACTACTTTTCCAAAGCCATGCATTACAATATCAAGACACCCGCTTTCATTGCGTTCCCACTCTTTGCGATAGAACTTAAAGATCTCTCCATCGGAGGTCGTGAAACTTAGACGGTTACCATCTTTTACTAACATACCTTTCGCTTCTGCAAGATCAACGAGACCGCTATAAGGATTCATACCCGTCTCATAAGGAATTTTGACTTGTACTGATTCAAAAGGTTTGGCATAGCGTGTCTTCATGATCTTACAAGCAGCACGGATACCTTTGACTTCTGAAATCTTGTTGCCATCTTCATCTTCTTTCAACTTCAACTTCTTCATAGCGACCACGATAGATGATGCGTAGATAAAACCTTGACCACCTGAAATCTTATCATCTGGATCGAACATATCTTGTGATGCATATGTGTGATTTGTAGCCACCAATCCGATGTTCAATGAACCAAACATGTTAACGCAGTTACGAACTAATGCGGTTAGTGCTTTAGGCTTACGGCCCATGTCGCCTTTTAAATCTCCTGCCTCAAACTGATTAACATCGGTAGGAGTCAGTAACATACCAAGACTGTCCAATACGAACAACACCTTAGGACGACTATCCTCGGGCATAGCCTTATATTCTGCTACGAATTCTGTAATCGTCTTGGCTACATCGTCGATCATAGCCATATTAAGTTTTAACAATTTATCTTCGCTAGTATCTACGCCTAGTGCTTTTAACCAATCCTCGTCTAGGGCGTTTTCTGTATCAACTAGGATAGGATAAATTCCCTGTGCTTGAGCCGCTTTGATAAGATTACCGGAACAGATGTATGATTTGCCGGCACCGCTTTCTCCGGCGAATACAGTAACTTTACCGAGAGGAACACCTCGGTGAAAGTCTCCGCTGATTAAATAATTTAAAGCGTAATTACCTGTGCTGACCCAATCAGTTGGATCATTAAAACCAATACTTAACCCGTCTATGGATTTAGTGATTGATTTTCTAAATTTAGAAATATCAAATGCTTTTGCCATTATTATTTTCCTGTGATGAAAAGAGTGTGGGATTGCCCCACACTCACTACTTTAGCTATTACTGGCTTTGACGAGCACGGATCTTGGCAAGGATATCTTGCGCACGACTCGCAGACTCTGAACTAGCTGCAGGAGCTTCTGCTTTAGGAGCCGGAGCACTTGCTACTGGTGCTGGCTCGTCATCTTCTTCTACAGAACTAGTAGGTACGCTTTTAGCTACTGGATCACCAGTGGCCTGTCCCATGCCTGCGGGTTTGAAATACTGTCCCCAGCGTTCCATGTCATAGGCTTCACCATCGACACTTGCTTCGAACATTTCTTTCATAACCTTGAGCTCAACATCGGTTGGCTTCTTAGGAAGGAAGCTAGACAGGTCAAATAGACCAAATTGATCGATAGCAGCTTTCTCGTTATCTGCTAATGCTCGCTCACGACGGCTCCACTTTGAAGTAGAGTAGTCAGCGAACCCACCTTTGCTGGTTTTAGCGATACGGAAATCTACACCGCGGAGGAAATCGGTTGGCAGTTCTTCCAACTCAGGATCCATAAGTGCAGAGCGGATAATCTGATAGATCTGAGGACCAATAATGAATCTACGGATAGGATTATCTGGAGTAGTATCTTCTTTGAGTGGATCTTCGACTACAAAGCCTTGGAAGATGTACGAACGCTTCTTCCAATATTTACGACCCATTTCTTCCAGTGATTTGTCTTTGAACCAACCTCTGACTTCTGAGAGGATCGGGCAGGTTGTACCGTCATTGTACATTTCCACACAGGGGACTTGTACCTGAACTTGACGACTGTCAGTTTCTCCTTTTACACCTGCGAACGGCAATTTAATCATCGCACGTTCTACCCAGAAGAAAGTATTGTTTTGATTGCCATCAGGTAAGAAACGAACGACAGCTTCTTTGCCTTCTTGCATATTCCAGTGGGGATAAATTGCGTTGTCTCCACCGCCTGTGGAGTTGCCGGATGTTTTGCTTTGTGCTTCTTGAAGTTTAGCACGGATCTCTGCTAGAGTTGCCATTTTAAATTGCCTCCTTGTAAATTTGCCTTAAAATGTATGCCTTACGCATAAGTGTATTATGCGTGTTTTATTTAGCAAGGTCAATATCTTTTTGAGAAATTTTAGCCAAAAGAAAAGGCTCCGAAGAGCCTTTCTTGTTACAGATTAAAGACCTAGGCCTTGTGATATGCCTGACAGTTTACGGATGCGATCTAATTCTAAGTTCGCCTCGTCTTGGATGCTTTCATTGTAGTCTCGTTCTCTTCCCTGTTCACGCTGCTGAACATCATAAACAAGGCTGAAGTAGAGATCACGATCGTTTGAAACTTTATCGGTGATGTCTTCTTTGGTGTCTAAACGAATAACTTTATCGATTTCAAATTCATCATCGTAGGAACTGAACTCAACCTTGACTTCAATTTCGTCAGGTTCTTCACGACCAGTTTCCGCATCTCGTTCCATATCTGGATTATTGATAGTGTAGATGTCATCCTGCGATTCTGATACACTGTTTTCCAATTCGGGAGAAACACTTTCTTCGTTGCTGCCTCTCTTCAATTCACTGTATGCACTGACAAAGTCGCTAGGAAAATCTTCATCGTAACCAAACAACCCTTGCGCCTGTTTCTTGCCAAGATCTGCTACAGCAATTTTAAATCCTGCATCCATTACTTCTCTAGCTCGTCCACTAGTATCTAGGTTAGGATTCTCATCAAAGACTTTTCGCGCCAGCTTTTCATAATAATAGGTACCGGATAATGGTCCTTCGGCTACATCGGTATCCGTCATACCAGCCAGTTCTCTAATACGTGCTAATTCTTGCATTTGTTCTGCTCCTTGCTCTTGATGTGGTGCCATGCGCTCTACAAACTTGCGAGCCACCTGCTCTGCCTGTTCTCCGAACTTCTTACCTACCATAGTCACCACACCTTCTGGTCCCTTGGGGAATGTGCCTGA